CAACTCAGACTGCTCCTCAATCAAGTTGCCATCAATATCAAACAAGTATGCATAGTTTGCATTTTCGTCTTGCTCGTATCGTGTGGCCCAGTTGACTGTCTTGTTTTCGCTCATCTTGAACAGAACGCCACCTTGCTCGTATGAGATACGGACGTAGTTCACGTAGTGCTGAGGGAGGATTACTTTCAAGTCGTTATTGACAAGCGTCTCTAATACCTTCACTTCTTTGAAGGCATCGTAGTTTAGTTCTTGTACGGCACGCTTGGCGTGGAACAATACGTTGTATCTGTCTGCATTGTCAATCAACTTATCGTAGCCTACATACATAAGCATAAAGTTGTTGACCACGTCATTCAGTGTGATGTATTGACCGCTTCCGTAGTTGCTTGCCGAACTATAATATTGCTGTGGGGTCTGTGCCATTACTTACCTTCTTTTTGCTCGTTCTTTGCTTCTTCGTTGTTAACCACATTAATGATGTCCGGCTCACGAAGAGTAACACCAGCCTTAGCCAAAATTCTCAACACCAATTCCTTCTCGTATTCTTTTGGCAACTCAAAGTCTTGGTAGTTGGGGTTATTTATATCAAATATGGGGTTACCATTCAAATCTGTGTAGTATGTCCAATTGGGGTCTTCTGGAAGCCTTACGTATATGGCAGATACACCAGTCGTGATTGTGGTCGGATACAATGTAACCTTAGTCTCACGATCAACATATGCTGGGAAGTATACGCTAGGCGCAGTCAAGTTAGAATTGTTAAGCAGCGTTATCTTGTGGTTGGATACCTTCTCCACTGACTTATTTGAATACAAGACATCTACAAGGCTGTATGTGTCTGTAGGCAAATTGAACGTGCTTCCAGTATCTTGAGTCAAGCCAACCGACTTAACGAATATATCTAAATCCTCGGCAACGTGCTTGGCCACATCAGCAACTCCGCTGTTGGAAGTTCTGTTATTCCTTTTAGTTAGCCAAGAGTTTACCTTTTGGAACAAATCCTCAAATACCTCCAACTGAGATAGTCTTGCAAAGGCATTAAACTCAGAAGGAGTAAGGTAACCATTGTTATCCTTATTCAGAATAAACATAACGGTATTTCTCACCTCGTTAATCATCTTATGCAAAGATAACAAAAAAAAAGCCACCCCTTTTGAGGTGGCCTTTCTTGGTACACTAAGTCAATTAGGCTACAGTAATACCACTAACTGCGTAAGGAAGGGTGCTAACGGCAAAGGCAGGTTTTTTCCAGTCTGTTTGAAGAGCAGCAACGATTGCGTTTTGAATCGCATCACGCTCTGTCTCGTCTCCAGCACCAGCAGTAGCATGAGTCAACGTAATAACCTTACCGCTCAAATAAGCGATGGTTACAGTAGTTGTGCTAGCTTGCTCAACCAAAAGAATACCATTAGCAGATACCAACTGGTTCTGCTCGTTAGTAACGGGGATACTTAAAAATTTTTCCATAACGCAGCAAAGATAACACTTTAATCTAACTCCCTTACGAGCTTGTTGTAGATGGGCTCACCCTCTTCTGTTTCAAAGTATTTCTTTACGGCATCTAGTCCATCCTCATGTTCAGGCACGGACATCATACGCTTTTTGCTGTTTGGCAAATTAAAGTAAACATCACGGTTTTTGTTGCGGAACTGAATGATGTTCAGATCAAACATCTTAGCGATGTTGTTACGCATCTTCACTTCGGGATCACCAGCCAATGTCAACAATTCGTATGGGTTGTTACGAGCATATACCATGATATCTCGTCTAACCTCCTTAGAGGTCATATTATCTACACGATTGCCAATAATTTCACGCAAGATTTCTTCGCACTTGTCAATGCTCATCTCACGGGCCGCTACCAATGCATCAACCTCATAGTTCATGTCTTCGATGTCCTTCTCGGCATCACGCTCGGCAATAAATTCCTCGAACAAGATTCCGTTCTTAGGATGCATAGACAAGAATTTCTGAAGCACAGTGTCATTCTTGTCAACCTTTAGAACACCATTCTCGAATACAACGGGCTCAACGATTGCGTTCTGGTCTTGCTCATCCTCGAAAGGAGTTTTCTGATTTCGAGCATAACGGAGAACTCGGTTTACACCTTGTTCTTCATCAAACCAAAGTAGTGGGGAACGTCTAGTGTGTCTAGACTGCAACACGAAGGTCAATGGCTCACTGCCACCCTTCAATAGATAGATTTTTTGTTTTAAGTTCATTTTAGTTTTATTAGAGTTAAGAAAAAACGGGGGGCGAATTACCACCCCCCATTAAAGGTTAAGGATTAGTCCTTGAAGATGAAGAAGTTGTTAGCTCCCATAGTGCACAAAGCACGCTCAGACAAGAAGTGAACTTCCATAGCATCCAAGTCGCTGTTGCTAGCACCACCAGCAGAACCAGTCATCCAAGTCTTGTAACGGCGATCCTCAGTCTCAGAAGCACGATAACGAACGTGCAAGAAAGGACGAGTTGCGTTCTTACCCAAAACCTGATCATAAACGGTCATAGAACCAGCAGGAACCAATACACCATTTACTTTCTCAGCGGTAACACCACCACGCAAAGTAGCATCGTTCAAGTATTTCCAGTCGGTCTTGTAGAACTCATAACCACGCTTGAAGCCAGAGAAGCCCAAGTTCAAGGCCATCTTCTCATCGTTGTCGAACAAGCCGTAGCTAGTTCCACCAACACCGTAGCTATTTTGAGCAGCCAACATATCATCAATGTCGAAACCGAACTGACGATTCAAGAACAATACGTTCTCTTGGATAGAACCCTGCTTGTCCAAACGCTCGATGATAGCATCGAAGTCAGCCAAAGTAGAGGGGTTTCCACCAGACCATACGTTACCACGATTCTCGATGGTATAGAACATACCTTCGGTACCAGCATCGGTAGCGCCAGGAGCGGGTGACAAGTAAGCCAAAGCACCAGAACCAGTCTCAGCGGGTTGACCTTCAATCATTGCCATCTCCATGTAGTCTTCGAAACGCAAGCGAGTCTCGTGCTCAGACTTGATGTACCACAAGAAACCAGTAGCACCATTCTCGGTGGTAACTTCTACCCATCCGATTTGAGCCATGTCAGAACCAGATACTTCGTACTTGTCCTTGATGATGATAGGCTTGTTCTCGAAGTAGCTAGATTCAGCCTCCAAAGAACCAACCATACCAGTGCTACCCTTACGGAATTCAGAACCATAAACGTAAGTAACGATGTCAGTACGACCGTTGGTGAAACCAGCACCAGCGTTGTCGTAGTAAGCAACAACAAACTCTTGAGCATTAGTAACTCCAACAGTTACTACAATTGCCTTCTGAGTTTTGTTGTCAAGAGCAGATGACAATACTACAGTCTGTCCAACACGGAAATTACAAGTTCCACTTGCGATTTCTAGTTTTTGTTGACCAGCAGTAGTTGCACCTACGGCTTCAGTTGCAGTTACGCCAGTGTACTGGGTGTGAAGACGACCTTGCTCAGACCATTTAATCAAGTCAGAGTTAGAAGGCATCTCAGCACCTACTGCACGCAAGAAAGACGCAACAGAACGATTGCCATAACGCTCGAATTCCTTCTCGTAGGTATCGGGAAGATACTGATTCAAGAAGTCAAAATTGTTAATGTAGTTACTAGGAAGAGTAACTTTACTTGGGGCGGGGGTTAAGCTATAACCGGGAGTCGCCAATACGGAACCTGCCATAATTTTTGTTTTTTAGTTATTTAATACTTTTTATCTTTAATCTGTTGCTAGGTCCGCTATCCAAAGCCGTTACTGAGAATCCTTGACTCTTTGGTGTCTCTTGAACTTTCTTAGCACTCATGTCTATGTTCTTGGACTCCTTTGCTACATTGTCTATCGCCTCGGCTTTACCCTTCTCGTAGAAAAATCTAGCAAATGAATCTGGATTCATTGCAACAGCCATCGCCCTATGATAAGCAGCAGCATCCTTAATCATCCCATTTTCATCGACAAAGCCTTGAAAAAAAGATGCCATGTTGGATTGCTTTTCCAAAAGTATTTTAGGATCTCCAGGTTTGTAAGACATTTTCTCATCGCCAATTTGGAAATCAAAACCTTTGAAATCCTCACTGAACAACTCTGATGTCTTCTCCATGTAGTACTTAGAACGCTTTTGTTGCTCTTGTTCCAGCTCCCTAGCTTGTTGGGCTTGACTCTTAAAGGCTTCGTACAACTCCTTTTCAGCATCTGGAACTGAAGGACCCCTTGACTCAAGAGGAACTTTGTATTGTTCTTTTTGCTTTTCGAAGTATTCCTTTGCCTTCGCAAGTTCTTTTTTCATCGCCAACTTCTTTTTCTTGACATCCTTCTCGTCATCGAGATCTTCGTCATAAAGAAACTTCTCCTCCATGTCAAAACGAATGTCTTCTTCGTCTAGCCCTGGTGAAGTCTCCTTGTAATACTCAAGAAGCAGCGAAGTCGGGTCCTCTTTTTCAAAGTCCTTATTAAGTTTAATAAAGTCTTCGAATCCACGACCCGTTTCTTTTTTGTACTTCAGATAGGCTGACACATCTTCTGGCAACTCAGGAGTCTCCTCCTTAGCTTGAAATAGACCATCGATGCTGTCAATCTCTCTGTCGTAACGATTCTTAATAAAAGAAAGAACGGATTCTTCTGTTAACTCAAGAGAAGGCACTTGTTCTTGTACCTCGGCTTGAGTGGTTTCTTCTGCGGGAGTTTCTTCGGTCTGAAGCTCTTGCTCGTGTTGTTCAAGCAATTGCTCTTCGACTTCTTGGACACTTTTTTGTTCTTCAGCGCCCACTTCCCTTACTTTGAATTCACTCATATTAGATTAGATTGTTTATCGCAAATATACTATAAAAAATTATCTAGGCTCAAATTGTGCCAAATCAAAGCCGTCTAGGCTATCCTCATTTGACTCAAAATTGATTGGAGGTAAGTCCTTCTTCCTCTGCTCGATAAGTTTTGATTGTTGCGTATTTTGAAGGCTGATTCGATCATCCTTTGCCTTCTCCTTATCCATCTCACGTGTCTTCAATGCATTTGCCTCAACTCCTTTCAACTGCATCTGCATCTGGAACTCACGCTCCATCAACTGCAATTTAAGATTAGCCTCTGCTTGCATCTTCATAGTCTCATACTCTGCCTCAGCACGCTTGATTTGCATCTTAGCCTCAGCATCGAGTTGAATCTGCTGCATCTTAGACTGAGCAGCTGCTTGTGAAGATTGGATATTTGCCTGTGTCTGAGCCTCCATCTTTTGCATCTCGTACTGTTGGTCACGCTTTTCTTTGTTCTTACGCTTAACCTTCAGTAACTCGTTAGCAAGTTTGATATTCTTTAACTCACGGATATCGATGGCATCCTCAAGTGTGATTTGATCACGACTCAAGGCAACTTGAATATTGGCTTCCATCTGTGCACGCTCCTCCTCATCGGGGGCAACCAAGATGTTGATACCAAAATCGTGCATATACAAGTCAGCGATGTCATCCAAAATCTCAGTGCTGTGCGATCCGATTTGGTGAACCAATTGGTCACGGGTCTCTGAGTACTCTAGGATGTCAGAGATACGCAATGAGATACACTCAGCCAAACGCTTAGTGATGAACAAGCCGCCCTCAAGAATGTGACGAGTTGCTGTATTAGAGTTTAAGGCAGCCAACTTCTGTACACCAACCAAAGCATTGGGATCTGGAGTAGAGCCATCTCGTGCCTCATTAAGTCCCGTCACATCACGAATCATATTCATGTAGTGATTGTATGAGTTTACCAGACTAGCAATCTTGGCTTGACCAGAACTCTTTCCAAGTTCTTGGATAGGAATACGGGCGTTGTTGAATTCACCATCTTGAGTGAATGAACGACCAATAACACTACCCGTTTGAAAATAGAGCCTTAGAGCCTCTTCTGGGTTGTAGTTGGACCCGTTACCCAAGTCGACCTCATTAAGGCCGTCAGCATCGATATAAACGCCATCTGGAACCATTCTAGCAATCACTTGCTGTAGTTTCAAATGCGTCAACTGTATCAAGTCCGCAAAACCAACCATTCTGCGAACCAAAGATTCAATACGGCCCTTGTACATACGAGGAGCCATAGCAACATACTCGGGGTATGCCATGTGTGAAGCAGACTTGGGGCGAACCATGTTTTTCATCATGTCCCACTCAAGTAGCTTGTCGGTTCCAAGAACCATTACTCCCTTGTACCAAACATCAATCACCTTATCGATTCGCTCGAAACGCTCTTGCTCATCGGTTGGTGGATTGAACCGCTCGTCCTTACGGATGACACGCTCGCCTCCGTTGTCTAGGTATTTCTTTTTGAAAACAAAACGCTTATCCGTCTTGTAATTGAAATAAAGCAAGTTGACAACCTCTTTCTCAAAGACGCTATCAATATAAGGGCGGACAGCACCATAATCTTGATACCAGGTATATGCATAGTTTGAAATCTCCTCAATGTCCTCTTTTGTCAAGAAAGGATACATCCTCTTAACCTCTGAGATATGGACACGCTTGATTTCACCAAAATAAAAACAATCGTCAAATGTAGGATAGTCTGTGTAAGAGTAAACCACATCAGCGGGATCGACATAGTCAATCTTAACACCACCATTAGTGCTGAAAGTGTGCTTGACCATTCCAATACCAAGGACGGTCAAGTCATAGTCGATGCGCTTCTTGATGTCCTCGTATGAGTTGTTTCCAAGAATAGTACGAATGGCTTGCTCCTCAGCAACCTCAATGCCTGGCTTATAGTTAATCTGCATATACAGATTCAACTCATCATTATTCTCAGGCAATTCGTCTGGATTAACATTAAAGGCATCAACGCCAAAGTCTTGCTTGATTTGACTCAGCAAGTCCTTAGCCAACATATCAGCCTCGACCATTCTAC